CTGCAATGTCAGCGTCGGTCGCGTGGGTAGCGAACCAATCGCGTAGAGTCATGCCTTGCTCTTCGTTCGCGTTTTTGTCGTCGGGAAAATATTGAATCGTGCTCGGAAACGCCGGGCCGCCGTTGTTAATCTTGCTCATACTCGCTCCTCCAGTCGCTTGACTCTCTCGCGCAGTTCTTCCAACTCTTTGACGTACCGCCAACACCGCTCACGCAGTTGCCGGATCTCGGCGCGGTACTCCGTCGTGGTGTGTACCCGGCTGTCCCATTCAGCGTCCAACGGGTCGGGCTCGTAGTGCTCGGTCATACTGTCTCCCTCTCGGTGTGACTGGTACAGATAGCGGCGGCTAGCGCGGATGCGGCTTGGATAGCCGCCGCAACTGCCGACTCTAACGCGCTAGGGTCGGTCGGCGGCTCGCACGCCAGTATCAGATTGTCGAGCGCCTCCAACGCGCGCTCGGCGGCGGTGTGTAGGTTACTCACGCTCGCCCTCCTCAACTAGCCGTGTAACGAACCAGAGCGCCTTGCGGTAGTCCTCCAGCGCCTCGCCTTTATGCCCGGCTCTTGATAGGTACTTGAGCGATGACAGGCGCAAGTATCCCTCAAATTCCTCCGGCGTACTCTTGGCTTTCATGTAGTCGATGGTCTCGATCCCGCCAACCTTGTAGTGGTCGGGGTCGATGGCATCGCCTACTGCGGGTGCGGGCGTACTATGCCCCGCGCGGTACTCGCTCAAAAGGGCGCGCAGCTCATCCGGCGAGAGGATGTTAATGGGCGGCTTGTGCATACTGTTACCCTCACATTGTTAGAGATACTCACGGCCACCGCGCCGGCACGCCCAGTTAGGCGGCGGCACGCGGCGCCAGTCCTGGCGCGCGATGGCATGCCGCCACCGGCTACCCGTTAGCCAATGTAGCCAAGTAATCATACGGCATCTCCCGCGCAGTCCCACGCGTGATAGGTATCTATCGCGTCGTCGTCGTCGTCGTCGGCGTCCCACTCTGTATAGTAAGAATCGCCCTCGCAGTCTTCGCACCAGTCCTCCCATTCCTCGGGAGTGAAGTGCTTATGCAAGCACTCGTCGCTGCAGTAGTAAGCCCTACCACCGTCGAAACAGTAGCCCTCGTTCATGCCCTTGCCGCACTCCGAACAAATGCGAGCGTACTTCTTGTGAGCCATGGTTCAGCCCTCCTCCTTGATATCGCCGAACATGTCCCGAACATCCCGCACCAAGGCGCGGCGGTTCTTCCCATATTGCCAATCCGTGCAATCGAGATACCCCGGCATCGAATACCGCGCCGCATAGTACCGCCCCGGCATCGCGCCGAAGCTCTCCGGGTCAGCCGTGCCGGTGCTGCATTCATCACACCGCAGCGTCCCGTCCTGCATCGCATCGCGCCGGTCGTTATGGTCGAATGTTGCCCACTCGTGGCTATATAGCGTCGCGCCGCACCGGGCGCATTCGGCGGTGTATAACGCGCCTTTTTGGGTTACTTGTAGCTGCATGGTCACGGTTCAGCCCTCCGCCTTGATGTCGTCGAGCATATGCTCGGCAATCTCGTGCCAGTTGACATCCTTCAGGAAGGCACGGGCGTAGTCCACGGCGAGGCCTTCTAACGAGCCGTCCTGCGTAACAACGCTATCGGCGTATTCTTCCAACAGTTGGCCGAGGCCGTAAGCGTCATCGTCGGCGACTTCGGTCGGGTACAAGTCGCGGATGTCCAGACCGTCGAATATCTCTAGCGCAACGCGCCATGTGGCGTAATTAGTCCAGCCGTTGTACTTGGTGTCGGTCGTCATGGTGTAGTGTCCTTTAGGTTAGTTAAGAGCGGGCGGCCGTGGGCGCCGCCCTTAGGATCGGATGATTAGGCGGCTTCTTCGGCGACGGCGGCGGCCGTGTCCGCGCTGTACGGCAACGCGTCATCGTGCGCCATGCGGCACGCCATGCGCGCAACGTCGGCCGTCAAGTCGTTACGCATGGGCATAACGAGCGCGAGCACGCCGATGGTGTTGTCCGTCACTACAGTCGGAAATTCGCCGCGCATGTGGATACGGATGCCGTGTTGTCCGGCTTTCTTCTTCGGCACGTTTCGCGCGATGGAGAGCGCCTCGCACGCGTCGGCGAGGTACTGAGTGTTGAGCACGGCCGGCACGTGCTCACCTACGTCCTCAGCTTTAGGGACGACGCGGCGCCACTCAGGGAAACGGCCGTCCAATGTGCGGCCGGTAACGGAACCCGTCGGCGTGCCGATAGCCACGGCCGTTTCGTCAATCGTAACAGTAACGTCGACCGTGCCCAGCGACTTGCCGCGCGCGTATTCGCCGGTAAATTGCTTCAACGCGGCGTCAATCGTTTCGTTCGGGATGATGACTGCAGGGTATACAGACTTGACGCCGCGCGCGTTGGCGGCAAACAGGCGGTGTCCATCGGTGGCGACAACCTTACCGGCGGCGGTATCCAGATAGATGCCCTTCAAGTACGCGCGCACGTCATTTTCGGCGGCGTGGGTGCGGGCGGCGCGCAGGGTGGCAAGAGAAACGGTGAGTGTGTACATGGTGGATTGTCCTTTAGTGTGTTGGATTGTACGAGATTAGGTTACAGCAAGTCAGTCGTTAAGTGCAAGACAAATGATTGCATTCACTTGCGCGAACAGAGCTAGGCCAAGCGTGGCGGCTCCCATGTATGCGCCGAAGGTGAGGATCGCGGAGCAGCAGAACAAAAGGTTGGAGAATTTCATAGCGTGTACCTCAAAGCGTAAAGTCGGCGAGAGTGGACGCGAACATAACCCCCCACACTTTACCGCCGGCGGTGATGCTGTAAACGGGTTCGGCGCGGTGGCGCAGTCCGTTGTAGGCGTTCCGAATGTGGCGGATAGCGACGAACTGGCCGGCGGCCAAATCGTCCTCACCATTTTCAGTAAACACGTGCGACTTGACGCGCGCGGTGCGGAACAGTTCGTACTTTTTCGGGTTGGTTTCAAAATCTGCATGGTCGAACATGGCGTGTACCTCAGTTGCGTTGTCGATGGGTGCAGATTAGACGCGCGCGCGTAGGGTGTCAAGCATTTTCTTACAAATCGTGTGTGGGCAATGTGGGTAATGGTGTGGGTAGTCAAATCGAGCCAAATTGCCCACACGCAAGTGCCTATAAACATAGGGCGCGGATGGGATTGTGGGCAATGTGGGTAATGGTTTTCTATATTAATTAGAAAAATGTTATTACTGTATAGACGTACAGTATGCGTAGATGTAAGGGATAACTGTAGACGCTTACGCGATGCTGTGGGTAATGCCACAATTGCCCACATTGCCCACAACCTGCCCACGCCCCCCGATTTGTGGGCAATGTGGGCAATCTGTTTTAGGTTGCCCACATTGCCCACACGCGCCACCGCAATGCGCCGCATGGCCGTTGGCTACCGATTGAAAACGCATTGCCCACATTGCCCACAACGTTGACGGCTGACGGCTGACGGCTGACGGCTGACGGCTGACGGCTGACGGCTGACGGCTGACGGCTGACGGCTGACGGCTGACGGCTGACGACCGCGCGGCTCGCCGCGCCCAGGCTGAATGCGAACGAGAATCATTTGCAACTAGGGGGGTGGGCCGGCCCGCGCGGTGGTTGTACCTAGTGCTATGGGGTCGTAAAAATTTTTTATTTTTTTACCCGCTAGCCCGTAAACCAAAACCTTGTGCTATTCTCGCGGCGCGATGTCTGACGTGATGCGCACGTAGCGACCGGGAGGTAGCTGAAGGGTTTCCCCGCCCACCATCTAAGGCAATCTCCGCCCCGGCACACAGGCCACACGGTTGTTGTGGATCGCGGCCTCCCGGCAGGACAATCCTGCACATCGCTTGTTTTTTACTTACGCGGTCATTACAGTCACGGCATGACGTTCAAATCGCTCCCGTTTGAGCCACGCGAGATTAAGGCGACCGAGACGCGGCTTCAGGCCATCTATGACGCGGCGGCGCTCGGGCTGAAGGGTGATAGACTTGCCTTGGCGGCGGGGATGCTGCCTACGGAATACCGTCGCTTATGCCAAATGGACCCCCTGGCCGAGATGGCCGAAGCCAAAGGCCGCGCCGATGGGGAGGTTGAAGCCGCCGTTCAGCTGCGCGAGGCGGCTAGAAATGGCGATAGCAAGGCGGCTCTCGCTATCCTTCAGCACGTGCATGGCTGGGTGGCGAAGCAGCAGGTCCAAGTGGATGTCACGCAGCAGATCAGCGTCATCGCGGCGCTGCAAGAGGCGGAGTCTCGCGTCATCAATGGCCGAGTATTGTCGCCAGCACCGGCTGCACTGACCCAAGACGCATCGCCCAGGCTTGTAAATCTGGAGCAGCACTCCGAATATGCAAACGCCGATATATAGCGCCGACGACGAGCAGCAGATTATGTCCCGACTCTGGGCGCCGGCCATCAAGGACGACCCAGAGGCGTTCGTGCTGTTTGCGTTCCCGTGGAAGCAGAAGGGGACGCCGCTTGAGCACTTTGACGGCCCGAGGCGGTGGCAGCGCAAGGTGCTGCGGGACATCGCCGCGCACATCGCCAAGAACAAGACGGCGACCAGTTATGAGGTCTTGCGCATGGCCACCGCCTCGGGGCGCGGTATCGGTAAGTCGGCCTTGGTGAGCTGGCTCATCCTATGGATGCTAGCGACCCGCATAGGCTCGACGACCATCGTGTCGGCTAACAGCGAGGCGCAGCTACGCTCGGTTACTTGGGCCGAGGTGACTAAGTGGCTGGCGCTGCTCATCAACAGCCATTGGTTTGAGGTAAGCGCGACGCGCGTGATGCCGGCCAAGTGGCTCGCGGAGATCGTCGAGCGCGACCTTAAGAAAGGCACGCGGTACTGGTCGGTCGAAGGGCGACTCTGGTCGGAGGAGAACCCCGATGCGTACGCGGGCGTACACAACCACGACGGCGTGATGGTCATCTTCGATGAGGCCAGTGGTATCCCCGACAGTATCTGGTCGGTGACGGCGGGCTTCTTTACGGAGAACACGCCGCATCGCTTTTGGATGGCCTTTAGCAACCCGCGACGCAACGAGGGATATTTCTATGAGTGCTTCAACGCGAAAAGAGAGTTCTGGACAACGCAAAACATCGACGCGCGCCAAGTCGAAGACACCGACAAAGCGGTCTACGAGCAGATCATCGCCGAGTACGGCGCCGACAGCAGCCAAGCCAAGGTCGAAGTGTATGGAGAGTTCCCCTCCGACGGAGACGACCAGTTCATCAGTCCTCGCCTGGTGGACGAAGCTATGGCAAGAGTTCGTTTCAAGGATGAAAGCGCCCCTCGGGTGATTGGCGTTGACCCCGCGCGCGGGGGCGCTGACTCGACCGTCATCGTCGTAAGGCAGGGGCGCGACATTGTTGCAATCCGGCGCCACCGAGGCGAGGACACCATGACGACCGTCGGTCGCGTTATTGACGCTATTGAGGAGTTCAACCCCGCGCTCACCGTCATCGACGAGGGCGGTTTGGGCTACGGCGTACTTGACCGGCTAAAAGAGCAGAGGTATAAGGTACGTGGGGTGAACTTTGGCTGGAAGGCCAAGAACCCGGTGATGTGGGGCAACAAGCGGGCAGAGATGTGGGGCGACATGCGGGAGTGGCTACGCTCGGCGAGCATCCCGACAGATCGGCTCCTTAAGTCGGACCTGTGCGGCCCCCACGTCAAGCCTAACTCGTCAGGTACGCTGTTCTTGGAAGGGAAGAAGGAGATGAAAGCTCGCGGCCAAGCGTCACCCGACGCAGCGGACGCGCTCGCCGTCACCTTCGCCTACCCGCTCGCTAACCGCGAGGCGCGGGACAAGCCAAGACGCATCGCCGCCGAGCGTGGAGGCAGCATGACAAGCAGCTGGATGGGAGCCTAATGGCGCGCAAAACGGTCAGTCTGTCGGTCGGTCGGGGCGAGAAGCAGCCCGTGTCTAAGGGCGCGGGCTTGACGGCCAAGGGTCGGGCTAAGTATAACCGCGCTACGGGCAGCAACTTGAAGGCTCCGGCCCCGAGTCCGAAGACTAAGGCGGACGCAGGGCGTAAGAAGTCTTTTTGCGCGCGAATGAAGGGCGTTGTAGCCAAGGCCAAAGGGCCGGCTGAACGAGCAAAGGCGTCGCTTAGACGCTGGAAGTGCAACTAATGGCCGCTAAAACGGGTTTGTACGCTAATATCCACGCCAAGCGCGAACGGATCAAGGCAGGGTCGGGGGAGAAGATGCGCAAGCCTGGCAGCAAGGGCGCGCCCACCGCCAAGGCGTTCCGTCAGTCGGCTAAAACGGCTAAAAAGAGGTAATTTTATGGCTAGAATTCCGTACAACCCGATTGGCGTGAACCCGCGCGCGCTGGTTAAGGACATGGTGGTCGGTTCGCAGGCCCAGCAGCCGATGCAGCGCCCGGCGCAGCCGATGCGCATGCCGATGCGGCGCCCGGACGTTATCCGTACGACTGTTGACTTTCGTCCCACGCCGATGAGGAAGCGTTAATGCCCCTCGTCAAGTCTGGCAGCAAGTCTGCCTTCCGCACGAATGTCAAGGCCGAAATGAAGGCCGGCAAGCCGCAGAAGCAGGCCGTGGCGATTGCGTATTCCGTCAAGCGTAAGGCTCAAGGTAAGAAGCGCAAATAATGGCTAAAGACCCCACAGGGCTGCGCGGCGCGGCACGCGTCGCTAACACGCCCACCGACCGAGGCAAAGCCTCGCGCGATCCGGCGGACGTGCTGGCAACCGCCCGTTCCCGTTTCACGATGGCGCTGGCGGCGTACTCCGACAGTCGTGAGGACGAGCTGGACGACCTGCGCTTCATGGCAGGCTCGCCCGACAACCAGTGGCAGTGGCCGCAGGACGTGCTCGCGCAGCGCGGGTCGGTGCAGGGGCAGACGCTCAACGCGCGCCCGTGCCTTACAATCAACAAGCTGCCGCTGCACGTACGGCAGGTAACGAACGATCAGCGTCAGAACCGGCCGGCCGGCAAGGTCATCCCGGTTGATGACAAGGCGGACATTGAGGTCGCGGAGATTTTTGACGGAATTGTCCGTCACATTGAGTATATTTCCGATGCGGATGTCGCCTACGACACCGCGTGCGACAACCAGGTCACGTACGGCGAAGGGTATTTCCGCATTTTGACGGAATACTGCGACGAGAACACGTTTGACCAAGATCTTCGTATCGGTCGCATCCGAAATAGCTTCAGTGTGTTTATGGACCCGACCATCCAAGACCCTTGCGGGGCGGATGCGGAGTGGTGCTTCATTACCGAAGACATCCAGAAGTCGGATTTTGAGCGCATGTACCCCAATGCAGAGCCGATTTCAACGGTTATGCAGCGCGGTGTCGGCGACCAGGCGCTGTCGCAGTGGATCAACCAGAATACTGTCCGTATTGCTGAGTATTTCTACAAAGAGCACAGCCGAGAAACGCTGAACCTGTACGCCGGCAACCAAACGGCGTACGCGGGTTCGCCCGAGGCGCGTGAGCTTGAGATGCTGGGCCTCCAGCCCATCCGCAAGCGCGAAGTTGACGTTAAGCGCGTTAAGTGGCTGAAAACCAACGGCTACGAGATTCTGGAATCGTCCGAATGGCCGGGTAGGTGGATTCCTGTAATCCGCGTGATCGGCAACGAGTTTGAAGTAGACGGCCGTATGTACGTGTCGGGCCTTGTGCGTAACGCCAAGGACGCCCAGCGCATGTACAACTACTGGGTGTCCCAAGAAGCCGAGATGCTGGCTTTGGCCCCCAAGGCGCCGTTTATTGGCTATGGTGGCCAGTTTGAAGGCTACGAAACCCAATGGAAGACGGCCAACACGACCAACTGGCCGTACCTAGAAGTTAACCCCGACGTGACAGACGGGCAGGGAAACATCCTGCCGCTGCCACAACGCGCACCTCCGCCGCTCGCCCAGACGGGCTTGATTCAGGCGAAAATGGGCGCTGCCGACGACATCAAGGCCTCTACCGGCCAGTATGATGCAAGTCTCGGCATGCGCTCCAACGAGCGCACCGGTCGGGCCATCTTGGCGCGTGAACGGCAAGGCGACACAGGCACATACCACTTTGTAGACAACCTCGCTCGTGCTATCCGCTATGGGACGCGCCAACTCGTTGATTTGATTCCGAAGATTTACGACACCCAGCGCATCGCGCGCATCATCGGCTTGGACGGCGAGACATCGACCGCCCGTATAGACCCGATGCAGGCCGAACCGGTGCGTCGCATCGTGGACGAGACGGGCGTGGTGATTGAGAAAATCTACAACCCGTCGGTGGGCAAGTACGACGTGGCGGTCACGACCGGCCCGTCTTACGCGACCAAGCGGCAGGAAGCCATGGACGCCATGGGGCAGATTTTGCAGGCTAACCCGCAGCTTTGGTCGGT